TCGGCCACTTGCGCCAGTTCCTTCAGTTCAGCCTGCGCCAGTTTGCCGTTGGCGACGATGGCGGTGAGATGATCGCGGACCTTGCCGACGATATTGATCGCGAGAAACAGTTTCTCGCGGGCCCCGACGTCGTCGATCGTGGTGGCGCGCCAGGCCGCAGTGTAGTTGTCTTCCAATCCACGGAAGGCTTCGGACAAGAGTTCGTTGTCGAGCAGTTCCTGCGCGCGGAGGGCCTTGGCGGCGGCCTGGTCCAGGCTGCTCTCGTCAGACATCGTGGGCGTCCTTTGCGCGTTTGCTGGGCTGCATCTTCGCATCGTGGCTGTGTGCGGTCGCCACCATGCCGAGCGCAGTCTCCGCGACATCCATTTGATGCTGCGCCTGCGCATGTTGCATCTTCTGAGCTCCGGTCGCGGCCTTTATGTGCGCATCGAGCAGCGCCATTTTGGCGTCGAGCTCCGCTTTGATCTTTGCAAGCTCAATCGCGGCCTGGATCTTGAGCTGCTGATGGATCGTATCGTTCTGCGCCTTCTGCTGCTCGATCTGCGTCTTGTGCGCAGCGGCGGCCCGATCGGCTTGTGCCCTCGCCTGCATCGCCAATAGTTTTGGGTCGGGCGGTAGCGCAGGCGGCGCCGGAGCCGGATGCAATAGCTGCCCGGTATGCGGATTGACAGCGGTGGGATCGCAAAAGAACCGGTCGGGGTTCTTGTGCCCCATGATTCTCGTCAGCTCGGCCGCGGTGTTATAAAGCTCGCGGTCGCCGACCAGATTGGCCTTGCCGCCCGCCACCAGCTGCTTCTGGATATTTGCAATCGCCATGGCTTGCGCGAATTGCTGCGCCTTGCCGCCGGAGCCCAGGCCGACATTGATGGTCATGTCGTCGCGGGTTTTCCAGCCCCGCGGATCGACATTGATCCAGGCGTTGCGCAGGCGCACAGTCTGCTGCTGCTGGCCGTGCTTGCGGATCGTGCCATGCAATAGCGCAAAGATATCGCGCACCCCTTCCGCCATGATGCGCGCGATCAGCTTGATGCGCATCTGCGAGGCTGAGAACACCTGCGCCACCGCCGTCGCCGACTGATTCTGCAGTGCGTCGGCGTCGATACCTTGCGTCTGCCTGCTCAGCCCGGTGCGGGTCTCCAGCTCGGCATCGAGATATCCCAGCATGGGATAGATCGAGGAGGTGATATCCGGCACCACCTGCCAGTTCAGACCGCCGGCGATCTTGGTACGGACCACGCCGCCCGGGCGCGACACCAGCAGATCGTCGAGCGTATTGGGGCCGGCATTGCTCTCGGCGACCTCCACGCGTGGATTGTTGTGCAGATAAAGATTATCCAGCGCGCCCCGCTTGAGCGCGGTTTTCTCCCGCTGCAGCGGCATCACGAGATCCGCGATCGACCTGCCGAAGAAACGATGCGTGATCGGCACCGGCGTCGTCGCCGCAAAGGGTATCGCGTCGAACGGCGTGATGCACTCTTTGCCGTCCTTGCGCAGGATCTCGCTTTGATCGCCGCCGGTGACGACCTGATAGAGAGAGGCCCGGCCGTTGCCCTCGTAATCCATCCGCACGTAATGCTCGGTGATACGAACCAGCCGCGCCGCCGAGTTCACGCTACCTGCGGTGGTGCTGAAATGCTCCTGCACCGTATCGCGCGCCAGCGTTTCGATCTCGGTATTGCCGGTGTAGTCACCAAGCGATTTGATCTGCTCCTCATCAAAACCTTCCGCGATCAACTGGCTTTCGGTCTTGGTGACGACCTCATGAAAACAGTAATTGCAATCCCGAATACTGCGCGCGCCGCGCTCGATGCCGAATTCTTCCGGGGGAACGCCGAGCACTTTTGCCTGGGCAAGCTTTCGCGTGGTGACGATCGTGACGTCATGGGTGATCGCGGACGCGACAGGCGCGACCGGGTGCGTGATTTGCTGCATCGCCGTGGCAGACGGAGGGACGACCATGTTCATCAGCTCGTTGCCTCCGAATTTTCGAGAGCGTCTTGCTCGTTATGGACGGTATGCGCCACGATCCTCATCGCGCCGCCGGATTCCACCACCGCCTGCGCCAGCAAGGCGAACTGATCGTCGGTCAGATCGTAGTAGGTCTCGCGGCTCTCTTCCTCACGCTCTTCCCACCACACTTTTACAATTCCGGCCTTCGAGAGAAGCGCGTCCTTGATGAAGGAGTAAAGGATCATGAAGCCGGGATTCTGTTGCATGAAGACATGATTGACGTAATCGGTTTCCTGTTGCGCGGCCGCTTCGTCCTCGGGCCCAACCGGCTCGAACCGGACCACCTCGTCGGACCCGGCGAAGATATCCATCAGTGACGGCATCAAGCCTTCGATGGTATCGGCGACATCGGTCGAGACCGCGCGCGAGCGCCCGTCCTGCGCCGGCATGTCCTTGCGCATATCGCCGAGGTAATAATCCATCGCATCGGCGCGATCTTCCATCAGCCGCGCCGCCGAGATACCAGCCAGCGCATTGGCCTTCTCGGATGCCAGCATGGACTTTAGATCGAGTACGGACATTTTTGACATTTTGATTTCTTTCGGATCAATCGGGCCTCGCCCTCGTTGCGAGCCAACGGGGATCGGAGTGGTTGCACCAATGCGCGCCCGATGGCGCCGCCCGATGATGGGAGCTGTGAAATGCGGCCGCCGCCGATTCAAAAAGCCCGCGGCCGGTTTCCCGGCGCGGGCTCAAATTCTTGCGATGTTGAACATATGCAGGTGATTTGCCCGACGTGTCAACTTACCGGCGCTTACAGCCTTCGAGTTTAGCGCCTGCTGCTGAGGTAAAGTCCGAGCAGTCCACCGGGTTGCGGCACGGGCTGGTCCGGATTCTCGGGACCAATGCCCACGAGAACGGCGGCGAGCCTACCGGGGAGCCCGCCCGAGAAATTCGGATCATCGGAAGGAACGAGCGGCACGGCAGGCGCACCCGCGTCAAATACCAATGCTTGCGGTGGGTCGACGATCCCCCGGCCCAAATATCGCACCGGCTTGCTGCCGCCAATTTGCTCCGGCGGCGCAGGCGGCGTCGAATTTTCGGAGGTAATACCGCCCAAGGTCGTGAGCCAGTTTCGGTCGTCATTGCCGGACGCTGCAGAATTATCTAGGAGGCGCCCGAGCGGCAACGGCGTAGTCCATAGCGGCATCGGCTTGCCGCTGAAGATTCCGAGCGGTCCGCCGGATTCAGGCGGTGGCACAGGCAAGTTCGGATTGCGCGGCGGAATGCCTTCGGAAGAAGAAGTCCAGTTTCCGAAGCGGTCGCCGAACAAATCCTGACGATCCGAAGGTGCCGTTACGGCTGTGTCAAATACAGATGCTTGCGACTGGTCGGCAATCTTCCGGCCCAAGTATCGCACGGGCTTGCTGCTGGGGATCCCGAGCGTTTCCCCGGCTTGCGGCGGCGGCGCAGGCTGCGTCGGATTCATGGGGCCGGTGCCGGTCGGATAAAAGTCCCGGCTTCCGATGTTGCCATCGGCATCGCGCGCGACAACGCGCCTGCTCAAGACGCGGGCGTTGGGCGTGTCGTAATTCTTGGGCGCGGAAATACTGTCCGCTTGCCGCTGCGACGCAAGCTGCGCGGGCTCCGGGGGGCTAGGCCCTTCATATTTGGTCGGATCAACGGGGAGTGCTGGATCGCCCTGCCGAACCGATTGCGGCTGCGTCCCGGGTGAGTTCAACTGAACATCATATGGAGCGTCGGAGCCAATAACGTCCGGAAAATCCTTTCCCGGCGTCTTCCCGAGCTCTGCGGCAATGGTTTGCTCGCGCATCTGTGTTCGGGCTTCACTAGAATGCTCAACTTTCCCGGTTGCAGCCAGCTCACGAGTGATCTGTGTCGGATGCAGAAACTCGTGCACCAGGGCCAGGAGGGACGATCCCGCGAAGCTTTGTCCGCTGTGCTTCAAAGTGTGTTCTCTGCCCGTGACTCCTATGAAATAGGTCTCGGCGCCGGCCGCTTTACCGAACGCTGCCTTGTCGGTTACGTCTTTGGAATCAGGTCTAAAGCCAGCCTCGTCAAAATTCGGCTGCTCTCGCAGGTCAGCAAGCGTGCTGCCAACATAAATATTCCTGTACGTCGACGCGGTCTCGCGCATCGCGTTTCTGAAGGACTCTGATCCAGAATACGCGTCGCCAAACATGCTTTCAAGCTGTGCCGCTTTATCCCCCACGAAATGAATCGTCATATTTCCAATCCGCCGCGAACCAGCCATTTTTTCTCTGTCCTATCACTTATACTTATATGCACCGCAAAGTTTCTGAAGCATTTTCGTATCATCCGGCAAATCTACCCATACGGGTCCACCCCAGCGAGGTAACCGTACTGAGATGTAGGCGAAGTCTTCCGTCTCAAAAGACCTCAAGGAGTAATCGTCGTGTAGCGGCTCCGACCACACGGCGATCGGAGACCCTAACAGCAAGACCGTGCCAGTGCCTCGAAAGGCAAAGACGTCCTTGATCGCGCCATCGCGTACATCAAGGAGCAGATGATGGCAGCGGAAGACCTTCCGGCATTCATCCTCGTCCTGCGAGACGATTGCGAAGCTGCTATCGATTTCTCTAATTTGACGATTCTTGAACGCCGGAAGCGCCTGCACATGCGCTTCTATCTGCTGCCTGATCTGCGGGTTCGAAACGGGCTCATACTGCTCGATGCGCCCGCACGACATCCACGCCTGAGCGGTGGTTGCGATTGCCGCGAAAACTGACGCGAGAAAAATAGCCCACAGATTCCGGACCAGTTTTGGTTGAGGCGCGAATTTCAAACCAGTCTCCTTAACTGCAGGTTGCAATCGTTGGATCTCAGCGATAGTCGAATCTAAGATAAAGAGTGCCCACGCGCTCGTTCTTAATATACAAGCCGCCCCTGGCTCTCGCCCCCCTTAAAGAACGGCACCCGAGATAGCGGTTTGCGTGGATCTATGATTATCGAATCAGCGGCGCCGTCGAAATAGCAGCAGCCCAGGTCGCCGCCATACAAGTGGACATGAGCCCGCTCAGAATTACTGCGAAATACGTCTATGCTGACTTTCAACCCTGACGCTTCTATCTTCGCACTGCATGTCTGGTCAAACAGACACATAAGCGAGCCGGCGTCTTTGCCGGCGTCGGTCTCGACGCCAAAGTCGACGGTATAGTCGGCAGCAAGTACGGAGCTGCCCGACAAAAGGGTACCAAGGAGCGCCAGAATTGCGGTGATCAGATTTCGAGCGTTGCTTCTCACGCGTCACATACCTCCGCCGATGCGCCGGCGCTCGATAGCAGAGAAAGCGCCAAGAGTGCGGCGCCGATAGAGCGTATTGAATACACGAGACGCTCCCTTAAATTGCTCTGCTTGCGCTTGGCGAAGCATTCGTGACGACTTTGATGGCTGCGCGGATGGAAAGGCAAAAAAGTACAAATAGAACAAAACAGGAACTACGTCAATTCGTTTTCATTCCGGGTGATGTTTCCGGACCCTCGGCCTGTCAGAATACGTACTCCCTCGCGAAACGTTTGCGTAGAACCGTCATCACACCCATCCCTGCTCGCGATACCGGATCGCCCGGTTGAAATTCCCGGCCCGCCCCGGCTCCTGGTAACAGATCGCCATCAGGCCGAGCGCGTCGGCGGCGTGGCTGGACCAGTCGTGCTCGGGGCCGAGACCGACGTTCCGGTTGTCGTCCTTGCGCTCGTGGTAGAAGCCGATGGCGTCCCGGCCCGGCTCGGTGGTTGCCTCGTTCCACCAGATCTGCGGACCCAATCGGCGCAGCGCCTCGACCCGCATCATCGCCGCGCCCCTGCCCTGGTTCTTGACCGGCGGCTCGACGTTAAAGCCGGCCTCGCGCAGATGATCTTCATAGCGCTTGCCGGTGATGTTGTTTTGGTTGACGCCGTCATGCGGCAAATAAAGGATCGCCTGCGCATAGCCGCGGGTGCGCAGCCAGTTGACGTGAAACGCCAGCACCTGGCCGACGGATTCATAGTAATCGAGGATCCGAATCTCCGCGCCGACCCATTGGACGATCCAGATCGTGAAAGCGTCCGCCGTCGCGCCGGAGCCGCCGATGTCGAT